GCAACTGCAATTAGCAATTGGGCTAATAATACAGCGGCGGCAACTGATAATGGTGAAGACGGATTAGTAAGTTCAAGTGATTACTTGGGCGTATTTTATCCATCAGGATTAACAACTGATAATAGCGGAACTTCAATTGTTGTTCCACCATCACATATGATGATTAGAGTTTTAGCAAACAACGATAATCTTGCGTATCCATGGTTTGCACCAGCAGGTACAAGACGTGGAACTGTAGATAATGCTACATCAGTTGGATATATTGATGCTTCAACAGGAGAATTTCAAAGTTTAGCAGTTACAGAAGGCGTTAGAGAATCAATGCATACTGTAAAAATTAATCCAATTACTTTCTTCTCAGGAACAGGTATTGTTAATTTTGGAAACTTAACAATGGTATCTGGCACATCTGCTTTAGATAGAATTAATGTTTCAAGACTAGCAGTCTACTTAAGATCACAATTAGATGCGATAGCAAAACCGTTTATATTCGAACCAAACGATGAATTAACAAGAAACGAAATTAAACAAGCTATTGAATCATTCTTATTAGAACTGGTAGGACAACGAGCATTATATGACTACTTGGTAGTTTGTGATGATACAAACAATACTGCAACTAGAATAGATAGAAACGAATTGTATGTTGATATAGCAATTGAACCAGTTAAATCAGTTGAATTCATTTACATACCATTAAGAATTAAAAACACAGGAGAGATTGCAAAATTAGGGAACTAATTTTTGAATAAATAGGAGAAACACATGGCAATATCAACACTATCAAAATTTACAGTACCTTTAGCAAACGATCAAAGTTCAAGCTCACAAGGCTTGTTAATGCCAAAACTACAATATCGTTTTAGATGTATTCTAGAAAATTTTGGAGTATCAACACCAAGATCAGAATTAACAAAACAAATAATGGATGTTTCAAGACCTAACTTGACATTTGATCAAGTTACGTTAGACGTTTATAACTCAAGAGTTTATATGGCAGGTAAACACACTTGGGAACCAATCTCAATTACAATTAGAGATGATGTTAATAACGCAGTTACTAAACTTGTTGGCGAACAAATTCAAAAACAATTTGATTTCTTTGAACAATCAAGTGCGGCATCTGGTATTGATTACAAATTTACAACTAGAATTGAAATGCTAGACGGTGGTGGTGGATCATCTAAACCAAATGTATTAGAAACATTTGAATTATATGGTGCTTATATTGACAACGTAAATTACAATACGTTAGCTTACACTGAATCAACTCCAGCAACAATTACCTTAGGAATAAGATACGACAACTGTATACAAACTCCAACAGGTACAGGAATTGGAACTGCTGTAACAAGAACAATTGGTACACTAGCAACTGGTGGTGGTTAATAGAAATTAAACTTGCAATTATAACGAAAGAAGCGCCTTTAACGGCGCTTTTTTTGTGGCTATAAATAACTGGTATGCCAAGTATTAATAACTTTCTTAAAGGATTTTCAGACGGCCTTCCAGGCATGAAAGATTATCGTCATGCGTCACGATTATATATTGATGACAATTTTAAACTAGCACCAAAGGCAAAATTTCATTTCCATGTTGTAATTGATACAAACGAAGAAGTTATAGCTAAAAATTATCCACGTAATGATATGGCACATGAACGTTTAGAATTGAATATGTTAGTTAAAGCCTGTCAACTACCAAAATATGATATGCGATTAGAAGAAAAAATACAATATAACAAAAAAATTTATCCCTCAACTGGTATTGCATACGCTCCAGTTAATATTACTTTTCATGATGATCATGCTGATACTGTAAATGCCTTTTGGAAAAAATATTATGAATATCACATAGCTGATTCAGTAAATTTAACAGAAGGTAGAGAAGCGGCAATGAAAGACGATTATTATGATCATAAAGACAAAAGAGTAGTTACTCGATTTGGAAAAGATACACCTACACAAAGAAGAAAACCATATTTAAATTGGATTATGATATTTGTATTACATAAAAAAAGATTTACTTCTTTTAAACTTGTAAATCCTGTAATTGGTTCATTTAATCATGATGATTTAGATGCGGCAGATGGAACAGGAATTTTAGAAAATACAATGCAAATTCTATACGAAACTGTGCTTTATGGTGCAGGCGTAATAAAAAAAGGAAATCTACCACGTGGATTTGCTACTTTACATTACGACAACGAACCTTCTCCTTTATCAGTATTAGGTCGTGGTACAGAATCTTTATTTGGACCTGGAGGTATTGTTGGTGGTGTAGGTTCTGTAATACGTGATGTAAGAGACGGAAACTTTAATTTAGGTACAGTTCTTACAGGTATTAACACATATAATAGAGCTAAAAGATATAAAGGTAAAAAAGCCGCTAAAGAAGAATTAAAGGGAATAGCTAAAAAAGGTGTACTTGAACTTGGCAAACAAGCAGGAACAATTACAAATCCTGTAGGTGATTATTCAGTAGGAAATGCAACAGCGGCCGCAATAGCATCAGGAGCCTTAATTGCAACAGCAAAAGGAACTGTTGATAATGAAAATAAAAACAATGTAAAAATTATTAATAATTCAAACGTTGATACTACTATACATTTATCAGCTAATGAAAGTTATAATTTAATAACTGGAAATAGTACAATTAAAGACGAAATTGCAAGTCATATCTATTATAAAGATATAGGTTCACGAAAAGGATTAACAGTTGCTGAAAGTGACGTTGAATATACCGGAGCAACGGATACTGTTAAAACAGTTTATAGAAGTAAAGCAGTAACAAATGTTAGAAAACTTGTTACCGAAGGATATATAACAATTAACAGAGAAACCAATGATGTATCAATATCAACTGAGAAGGCAACTTTATAATGACATACGTATCACCAAACAATCAAAATTTTTATACTAACTTACCACCAAAAACTAAAGAAGCGTTAGACAAAACTGTTGAAAAATTAAAAACTACAACTTACGTCGAATCTTTTGAACTTAATACTGGTGAACTTGATGCCGCAATTGCTTTTTTTGTAAAAAGAGGATTTGGTCGAACTGCGGCAGAGTCAATTGCTTATATAATTTTACAACAAGCTAAAATCGATTCTATATCCCCGCAGGAAATATTAGACAAAATAACTTATGCTAATCCGGCCCAACTATCAGAACTAATAACAATTGTATTAAATGCTAATAGATACAAATCTAGTAAATTGGGAGTACGACAAAACCGAACTACAAAAGATACTGTATCTAGAAACATTCTAGATTAATGACTATACCTAAATTCGCAAGAGGAAAATTTGCTTTTAAAAATAAAGAAAAGTATGTTGGATTAAAAACACCAACTTATAGATCTGGTTGGGAACACGCATTTATGAGATTATGTGATGAACATCCTAACGTATATAAATGGGCAAGTGAATCAATACGTATTCCTTATAGACATCCACTTACAGGAAAATATACAATATATGTTCCAGATTTTTTTATTGTTTACAATGATAAAAATGGACGTAAACACGCTGAATTAGTTGAAGTAAAACCTAAAGCTCAAATGACTTTGGAAAATGCTGGACGTAGTCATGCAAAAAGAAAACAAGTTGTAATTAATACAGCTAAATGGGAGGCGGCAAACGCATATGCTCGTCAACATAAAATACGATTTAGAGTTGTATCAGAAGAACAATTATTTCACCAAGGTACACGTAAATAATTAAAATGACTAAAAAGTTAGAAGACATATTAAATTTACCAAACGTCAAAGAAGCGTTTGCTCAAGCAGATGCAAAAGAAAAAACTAAAGATCAAAAAAATACTGTTAATGGTGTTCAAAAAAATGTTGATCCCGAAACTGCAAAAAATTTAGAAAAAACATACGCTGAATTTGATAAGATAGCTTCTGCTTTACCTCGTGTAAAAGGACTAGGTGAATTATCAGATTTAGAGCTAGATAAACTGGCTGTAGAAGCTGAAGAAAGTTATAAAAATTTAATGGACCTAGGTATGAACGTAGACTCACGTTATTCGGGTCGTATATTTGAAGTTGCAAGTACTATGTTGCGTAACGCCATAGATGCTAAAGGCTCTAAAATAGACAAAAAGCTAAAAATGGTTGAATTACAACTTAAGAAGCTTAAAATAGACAAAACAGGCAAAGACGACGGACCGATAGAAGAAAGCGACGGTTTTGTTATATCCGATCGTAATGAATTAATGAAAAAACTGCTTAAAAAGGATAACCCTGAAGACAGCAAGAAAGACTAAATACTTCTAATATGAGCACGTTTACAAAATATTTAACAGAAGCTACTAAAACTTACGAGTATAAAATCAAAATAGCGGGTGATATTGACAAAGATTTTGGCTCTCGTATGGAAACTGCACTTCAAAAATATGAGGTACAGTCATTATCAGCAGGAAAGAAAACACCAATACAAACACTACCTTTAGACTTTCCAGGACTTTCAAATCAAGCAGTTCATATTTTTGATCTTAAAACATCGTATCCATCTTCAGTTCATGAACTGAAAGAATATATTGCTGATCATATGAGATGCTCTCCAGACATGGTTGTTGTAAGACGTGCAGGAGAACCAACAGAAGAATATCAAGACCAAATTCAAGTAGCAAAAAAATCAGAATACAAAAACAAACTTCATGACATAGAATATAAAGACGCACCAAAAGTAAAAGCCGCAGATTGGCATTCACATCAAGCAAATATGAGTTTGTTAAAAGAATTATTAAAAGACAGAGATCTTAATAAGGAAGAAACTCCAAAAGAAAAAGAAAATATTACAACTAAAGAAGACGAAACAGCTATGTCTCCTTTAAGTAAATCCACTAATCCACAC